TCCATGCAACGGACTAGAGCCAGTTGAGTTCTTGGATGTTGAAGCATATGTATAACTCACCTGATGATGACTATAGGGGTATAGTCGAAACGCCTTCGGGCGTAGTGAGACCCATAAACAACAGAGGATATATAAAATGACTATACAAATACACGGATTGAAAAGCTTTACCTATTGCGAGACAAAAGGACTAGCTAAGTGCTTTGATGCATTAACTAACCAACTCGGCACGTATTACGATGTAATGGACGACGGTATCGGATTCAATGCTAATAGCGGGTATGTTTATATAGCATTAGAAAGCGGAATCACAATTGCCAGTATGTTAGGGCATGATGTCGAATACATCGTTACAGATTACAACGACGGTGAAGAATTCTTTTTTAATACATACAAAGAAGCAGAAGCCAAAATTGATGAACTAAACAACATGGAGGAAACAGCATGAATAAAACTAATGATTTATATGAACATAGCGAGTTTACGCATTGGCTCTCTGAAATGCCATCCAATATGGCTTGCAACTACCGCGAGGAAAACGTCGATTTTAATGGAACGCGAGTGACAATTACATTTTCAATCTTAGACGAGGAGGAAACAGCATGAGCAAGATTAAAGACGATATTTTATCATTACGCGCACAAGCTAGAGCCGCACGTTATCTGGCCCTTAAAACATGGGAGAAAGAGCAAGACAAGGATCGACAGATGGATAATGTTACGTCATTTGTTCTAGGTGTTGCCGTGGCTTTAATTGTGGGCATAGGCTACCAAATACATATTATGGGGGCGCTGTAATGGATAACATTTCTACACAACCTCAACGCCTATTAGAATACCTGCAAAAAGGCCACACAATTAACCGTTTAAGAAGTTTTAAGGAGTTAGGCATATTTGAGCTATCAGCTAGGATTTGCGACCTTGAGAAAGACGGCCATGAGTTTGAAAAGCGCAGGGTTAAATCTAGCAATCAATGGGGTAAATATTCATACGTACAATACAAACTAAAAGGAAACCCCGAACCTATTAAATTATCAGGGTTTAAAGGTTCAGCACTGGAAGCAAAAAAGTATCTCAGTCAGTATTGTTAATTATCCTGCCAAGCCCTCAGAAATGGGGGCTTTTTATTTCCCTTGGTATTTCTTTCGTAGGTAATTCATCGACACTGGCAGTTCATCGCAACCACCATTGGCAACCTCGTTGAGCATCCATATGCCACGCCATGACGAGTTGGTTTGCGGGGTTAAGTAATCCTCATCATGTTGGTAGTAAATCCCTGAAAACAAGCCTAAAATATTTGTACCGTCTGCCCTCCTGCCATAGGCGATGTCTCTATCTTGTACATGACCCATAATACAGGACATCATCTTCTTACTGAGCATATTCCTAGCACTGGATACAGGCCGACCCATGACGCCAGATGTAAAGAAATGCGAGTAGGCTATCTGGTCCACAACGACCACTTCAAGATAGTCGTAAACCTCAAAACCAAACGACTCTAATTTTAAATCCTTATACCCAATCAATCCTTCTAGTTTGGGATCACTTTCGATGGCTCGCTCGATACGATTCTCATGGTTTCCCAGTGTATAAATCATTCGCGGGGTATAGCGTTTCTTTTTATTTGAAATCAGGCGATTCTGTTCGTCCCATATGGGTTGCATGAACACCTCCATTGCGGAGATTCCTGCCTCAATATCCTTAATGTATCGCTTGCCCTCAAAGGACGTTGTTCCAGCTTTATTAAAAGTATTGAGACTTGGCATATCAAAATGATCACCAATATGAACAATAACGTCTGGCTTTTTCTCTGCCGCATACAATCCTGCCCATCTCAGGTGGTCAGTAGGTGAATTAGGTTTAACTTGGGTATCTGGAATGACTAAATGTTTCATATAACCTCACAAAAAAACGCCCCGAAGGACGTTCTTAGTTTGTTAAATCTTCTTGTGCAATAGCAATTAACCCTGCTACACAAAGAAGTAGAAAGTAAGTAGTCATGTCAACCTCATTAGTTTGAAGCGAGATTATACTTACCTCCCATACGTTTAGGTAATGACTTTAAATCATGGACAAGATACCATATAGTTATATTCTTGTTTCATGATCTATCAAGAAATCAATGTAGTGTTTAGCCTTCCGAAGGTCATCTATTCCTCCTTTTGACTGCCACCTACTAACGTATTTAACCACATTACCCTCACAATATCCAAGTTGGTTGCCCAAGATGTAATCAATGGGCTGTAACTCAAGGTCCTTGTAGTGGCTTCCACCTATCTGTATATCCTTACTCATAACTTACCTTTTAAACTTATATTCCATAAATGATTTCCACAAAAGTTCTACAGGCAAAAGGTCCTTATGATCCATAAACAACCTATCACCATACCCAAAGTTTTTGGCGTAGCTTTTTTCTTCAAAACTTGTTCTTCTTATCCAGCCATTGATCCTCATAACTTTAGGGTTATCTGTTCTCCCAACTAAAACAGCCAATTGGGATTTAAATTTATCCATAGAATCAAATATTAATTTACCAAACTCTGCGTTGTTAAACTTAACATCAATAGAAATATCATTAAACCATAAATCTACGCCCCCATCTGTCACAACATTAATTACAGGAGGGTCTATATTAAATAGCCTAGCAACTGCAAACTCTGCCTTGAACCCATAAACATTAGCCTCAACCCTAGATTGTTTCTTGTTATCTAGTCTAGGTTTAAAGCCTTGCATTTCGCAGAGCCTAACCGTATCAGCACCCATTAATTCTGAAGCATGAACATCTTGATTGCTAAGACTAACAAGCATTAAAAGGGTATATCTTCTGTGATTAGGGCAGAGTTAGATTGTACTGGCGATGACTCTCCATCAGTGTAGAAAACTTTAACATTACCCAAGATAGGAGTCTTAACACCCTGCTCTCTCTCTTCTTTGTCTACACTTTGACTAATAAAACCATTGTTATCGTACTGATCCACTTGATCTGTATCCACAAACGTAGTCAAATCAAGGTAAGTACCCTTTGATCCTTTGTACAAACGCTCTTTTTCTATCTTTGTTACGTCAATTCTTACTGATAATCCTACTTTCATCTTAAATTCTCCGTTTCATTAACAATAATATTAACAGCCTTTTGTATTTCAGCCGCTAACTTTTCAATGTACTCGTCATCTCTTTCCACTCTTACAATAAGATGGGGTATAGTTTCAGAGTACGCCATTAAATCCCACCAACTACGCCCTGTAATCATCATACAGCCCATGATTTGTTGTTTGTATTTGTTGATAAAAGATTTATTGTTTCTGTGATAGCCTATCATAGTGGAATCAGCAGGACATTTGATCTCTATGCCGCCATCCTCACCCACCAAACCATCAGGTGAACAACCAAACTCTTCAGAATCATCCAGTATAAACCCGTATTCTGTTACTTTCTGGTCAGTGACAAACTCATACATCTCTCTGGCTTCAGGCTCTAGCCTTGTACCCCTTTCCATATGCTCGTTAACATAGATAGGAACACGCAAACCAGTAAGTCGTTCAGCAATCAACTCGTTTATATAACTATCGGCTGATGTACTAGCCTTCCCTGCTGATGTAATGAACTTGTTAAACATAGAAGCTGAGGGTCTACCCAATCGTGCGGCAAACCACTCATTACTTCCCTGCTCATGTTCTAGGACAATCACTTAGCCTTTGCCTTCAATGCATTAATAGCTTTAGAATAGTGTACAGCCAACATCTCATCTACTGAACTAGACTTAAAGTGACTAAGAAACTTCTTAACATCTATCTCGTACTCAGCTAACAGCATCTTGATCTCTGCGGCTTGCTCTTCACTTAGGATGGCACTAGCAACCACTGGGTTTATATCTTCTCCTGCGTAAATGTAAGCACCTAGCCCATGCATAGCGATAGCCTTGACCAAACATCTCATACGTGCATCTGATATGTCTCTGGATGTAGGGTTAACAATGGACTTGTTACGATTATCCATCACTGGCAACCACATTTTATGGGTGTTATCTTTTACTTTCACAGACACCGCAACCTCAACCGTATCGTTGTCATACACAATAGGTTCGTCATACCAGTATGTGGAATCAGGAAAGTTCTCCATCAGTTGTGACCATGCCCACGCCCATGATAGGTAGGACAAGTTGCCTTTCTTCTCCACGTGTTTACTGCAATCTATTGCCGATAATGTTTTCCAAGTACTCATTGTTCGCTCCTATGCTGTTGATTAGCTGACTGTGCATACAACTTACCGTAATGGTTTTCATACTCAACAGTCTCTTTATCGTTTGGATTATGCCCATGTACGAAGTCATATTCAGCACGTTCTTTATCTGTGAAATGATCGAAATCACTAACAGGACATGACGGATCTATATCAGGATAGAAAAAAGCTTGCCGATCTTCTAAATCATCTGGACATTGTATTGGATGGTCTCTCATATCTTACTCCTTTTGTTGTTTGTCACAGTATAATGAACGACCATTGCTTGTATGTCAAACAATATTTGACTACAGATTAAAAATAATTTACAGTCGGCATTCACTACTAAGGAGTCAATATGGACATCAACAAATCAATCGATCATTTTATGTATGAGCTACGACTAAACCAAAGTCAACTTGCAATCAGTGCAGGGTTGGACATTGCAACGTTAAGTTTAATCAGAAATAACCACCGATCACCTAACATGAAGACACTTAACAAGTTAGCTAGTGCTTGCGAAGTTAAAGTCAGCGAGTTTATTGCGGCTGGTGAGTGACATGGATAAGCCAGCCTATTTTGCCATCTTGACTGCTGATGTACGGTATGACAAGACATTGAAACCATTGGCTAGATTGTTGTACGCAGAGATCACTGCATTGTGTAAGCAAGAAGGCTATTGTTGGGCAGGTAATCAATACTTTGCTGATCTTTATGACGTGGACAAGAACACAGTGAGCGGTTGGATAGGACAACTAAAGACACGAGGATACATTAACGTACAACTTGAATACAAAGAAGGCACTAAGCAAATAGTTAAGAGGTATATACGAATTAATGGGGAGGGTACCAATAAAATAATAGATACCTCTCTACAAAAAGATGGATACCCTATCAACGAAATAATAGAAGTTAATAATACAATTAATAATACAAATAATAATACAATTAATAAAGGGGGTCGTTTCACTCCCCCTAGTGTTGAACAAGTTATGGAATATTGTAATCACAGACAAAACGGTATTAACGCACAGACTTTTATTGACTTCTATGAATCGAAAGGTTGGATGATAGGCAAGAGTAAGATGAAAGATTGGAAGGCAAGTGTTAGAACTTGGGAAACAAACAACAAAATAAGGAATGAACAAAATGCAGATAAACGAAATTCTAAAAGCGAATATGCAAAGCTTAACT